GACCACGACAATCTCCGCAATTTTGCATACGATGTCGTGGCATTCGATTGATGTAAGTTTGCGCCCTGCCGCTCTTCTAAAAGTATCACAGGTGAAGCGGAAAAGATCTTCAAGAGGCTTTGGACCTGATGCTCTCCCTCCAAATGTTTTGAGTCTTGCACCAGCAGGGCGTACTTTAGATATGTCCCATTTGGGAATTTGACCTCCAATGAGCAAGGAGATAAGTTCTTTGTAACTCTTAGCCCAACCAGCCTTGCTGTCCTGTACAATGATAGTAGTATCCGATTCAGCGAAGTGTTCAGCGATTGTAGGAAGTTTCTCGACATACTGTCTCTCCACAGAAAAGCCTACACCTGTTCCACACATCAGGATGTAGAGTATTTCATCGAATGCTCGTACACGATTAACAGCAACATAGGAGCAGTTGTAGCCAGCGGTGTTGTCTCGCTCCAAAGCCTCTCCTGCCGTCATCAATGCCCGCATGGAAGGCATGATTTCAAGATTCAGAACTGCGTTCTCTAATTCAGAACGAAGATCGGCAGTCAACTTGAACTTGTGGTTTTCCTTTAGGTGCTGTTCAAAAAAATCAAAGTAACGCTTCACCGTTTCGTCCCAGTGTTCCCGTCTGTTTTCTTTTTCTAGCCATCGGGAATAGCGTGAAAGATGAATAAAATCCTGATAAAGCGTTGGAAGATTCTTTGACATTTATTACTGCTCCTGTTTATGTTCGGACAGGTATCTATGGTGTCCGAAGAGATATTTCTAGTGGTTGTAAAATGAAAGTATTTGTTAGTTTTTGAGTGCTTGCCACGACTTTGGAAAAAGATCAGAAAGGATTTTCCCTACTGCTGCTGCGTACTCTCTGATCTCCCATTGGGCGTGTGGGTCGCTACGCTGCCCGTAGAAGCGTCCGTAGGCGGCAAGGGAGCCTGTCCACCACCATTCGGTGTAGACCCCCTGCGGGAGCACGAAACGGGCTTGTTCGGGGGCAACTCCTTTTCCAATAAGCATATTGTAAGTTTCAATACAAATCCCCACAGCGTTATTATAAGAAGTATTGCAACAATTGAAGTCATCACTCACAGTCTCCATGAAATCTTCAGAGCCTTGCTTTGCCCCATTCGTGGGTTTGGTTCTCCATTGTGGAGTATATGCTTCTGGTTCAAATGTAACATAGCGGCGAGAGATTTCGTTCTCCACAAATCCCTGCTTGTGCTTGAAAAACTGTGTACGGATTGATATTGGAGCCTTGATCCGTAGAGTAATCTGTGGATGAGCAAATGGAGTCCAGTGGTTATGCTTTGCAAGATATTGCAAGAGTTTTTCGTCTCTATCAGTAAATTCTTTGGCTTCTTTATTGAAAGATACACGGGCAGCATTGACAACAGTAAGATCACTTCCCATATGATCCACAAGTTCAACAAAACCTTTATCTAAAACATCAATCTTCATCTTATACCTTTTTCCAAAAGTTCATCTTTAACTTTGCTTCCATTCCTCTAGAGGCAAAGTCGTCAATCATAGATCTAATTTCTTCCTGAGTCCTTCCCGAAAGAACCATGTCATTTATGTCTTTACCTTCTACTCCATCACCCCATATACACACAGTGTATCCAAACTCTATGAATCTCTCCATAAGAGAAACAATCTCTGGATTTCTTGGCTCATTATCAAGAGCAACAACTATGTCTGATTTTGCTATCTTTGGATGAATGGAGAAATTTGATGCTCCAACCATAGCCACAGCATTAGGTAGGAAGAGAGAATCTATCGGTCCTTCGACAACATACACTCTCTTTTCCGAATCACACTCATTTATTCCATACCAAAGGCGTTCAATGGATTTGTCTACCTTTATAGTCATATAACGAATATCACTATCACTCTTTATTTCCAAGAGTCTTCCCTGTGCTGCAATAATATTGCCAGCACTATCGAAGAAAGGAATCACTAATCTTTTTTCTTTCTTCTTTAGTTCTAGAGAATCATCCAAACTCATTGCAAATTTAGAGAAGTCTTCTGTATAGAACAAACGACTCCACTTTTCTTTTGGAATCTTTCTCTTCTTGCAGAATTGCACTGCTACATGGTCTTCACTCAACTCAACTAGAGACTGCAATTCTCCTGTGTCTTTTTTAAAGACAGGAGAAGGAACAGATATCTCTGGTTTCTTGTAGTTTGAATGTCCATCCTCTCCATTTTTCCATCTCTCTAGAGAGTATTCTTTAGCATAGGCAGGAGAAACTTGAGACAAGAAATTATACAGAGTAGAAGAAAAGCCACAGTTGTGACACATATAGAAGAAGTCACCTTTCTTCTGAAAAAAGAAGCCACGAGCCTTTCTTTTATTCTTACTAGAATCTCCGCAGATAGGACAAGAGCAATTTGCTAGTGTGGATTTCTTCCACTTGAAATTGCGTAGTTGCACTGCAACAAGATCTATAAATTTCTTGTCGATATAAGTTGACATTACTTCCTCGGTTTCTTGTTCTTCTCCCTGTAATCTTGATCCCTATCCCAAACATCATCTTGCTGGTTTCCGGTAAACCATTTGTTTCCCCACTCCTCCCATTCCTTCAACTCAGAATCAATAATAACGCTCTTAATCTTCTTCTCTTCCTTCTTTTGTTCTGACATGACTATCTCCTTTAGACTTTCCAACCCTTGAACTTTGTATTCTTGTCGTTTCTTGAAAAGTCTGATTTACCCCCGCCAAAACTCTTTGAAGGCTGTGGGGCAGGGGTTGTGTCCACAAGATCCTTCTGTGCAGACTCTTCTACATCGAAGAGTTTCATCTTTGCTCGGTTGATTCCTACAACAAATCTCTTATTTGTTGCAATATCATTGTATCTGTTTTTAAGTTGTTTGACCAAAACCTGATTCAGTTTATCCATGTCTTCTGTAGCAATAATCGCAAACATAAAATCAGCGGTTGCTGGAAGCCCAAATGATTCTGATGTATCCTCTAGACCGACATCTGTATTGGTGAAACCTGTTCGGTTTGTTTGTGTCGCAGAGAATATAGGAACACTCTGCTCCACAGCAAGACCTCTCAGTTCTTCTGCAATAGATTTGATATAGGAATAAGAACCAACAGATCCTGTCATCTTTATACGAGCAGAAGCACAAATATTCAAGTAGTCGATGAATATAACATCAGGCTTGAATCTCTTCTTTAGTTTCAGTTCTTCAAGAAGAATACGGAAGTGGTTGACATTTGCAGAAGCAGTAGGATATTCCTTGACTATAAGTTTACCTTGAGTCTTCTGACGAATCTTGTCCATTTTCTTATCGTAGACTTCCTTTGGAAGAGCCTTTAGATCGTCCAAAGATGTGTCCATTAGGTTTGCATCAATGCGTTCAGCAATACGCTCTTCTGCCATCTCGCAAGTAATGTACAATACATTCTTGCCCAAAGACAAGCAATTAGCAGCATGGTGACACATGAACAAAGACTTACCAACACCTGTTCCCGCAAGAATAATATTCAGCGTTTTTTGCGGGACACCACCGTTTGTGATGGTGTTGAAGTATTCAAGGTCGAACGGGAGTCTTGATTCTTTCTTGTGGTAGAAGTCGTATCGGGAGTCCGAATCTTCGATGTAGTCGTGTCCGATGTGGGTGTCGAAGGAAACAGCCAACGCCTTTGACAAGATGTCAGGAAGCGCAGAGGGAGTCTTGTTCTTGGACTTACCTTCGATGATATGGATGGATTCAAGGACGGCGTTGTATAGGCTCTTGTCCTTGCAGAACTTTTCTGTCTCATTGACGAGCCATTCTTGGAGTTGTTTTTCATCTGATAGTGCCTCAACGATCTCACGGCACTTCTTGAACTGCTCTTCCGTAAGGATCTTACTTTCTTTAACCATGATGCCCACAGCCTCTTTGGTAGGCAGGGCTGAATATTTACCTACGAACTCTGAGATTGCACCAAAGACAATCCGCTCATTTGGATCTTGAAAGTATTCTCCTTTGATAAAGGGTAACACTTTACGAGTGTACTCTTCATTATACAGAAGTCCTTCCAAGATCACTGTTTCTATTCGTTTCATCTTTTACCTTTACTAAACCAGAACGAACAAGTCTTTCAGAAATAAACGATACAAAGTTTCTCAACTCGTCTGTTAGTGGAACACCGTTTGGATTCTTGATTATTTCAAAATCAAAATATAGATTTGCTCCAAGCGGACGATCTTCAAACTTCAGCAGAGTATACCTATACTCCATTCCCTCATATATGCTTCCCTTCAGTCGTATAGCATACCCTGTATCCCCATCGGATACAATGCTGAAGTCTAAAGTTTCTTTACTAAGCGAATCCATTTTATGCGTCTTCGTTTAGCAAAACCTTCTCGGTTTGTTCTGGTTCATCTAACCCACCACCGTATCGGAATTCCTTGCCAACGGCTTCTTCCAACTGCTTCATTACATCAGGAGTGAAATACTTCTCTGGATTCTCGTTGATATTCTTTTCAAAAGCAGTCTTGCCATCTGGTAGTTCAACACGGGTTGAAACCTTCTTGAATATGCCGTACTTCAGTGCAATATCAAGAAGACCATAATATTTATTCAAACCACTGTCATAATTAAGAAGAACATCCACTTGCTGATTCTCTTTCGTTAGACGAGACTTGTAGAGTTTGCAATGGATGATATTTCCAATAACATCCCCTTCTGCATTCTTATCCTTCTTCTTTGAAAGATATACAATGGTAGAAGCAGCATACTTCAAACCATCACCACCGCTCATCTCCCTTGTCGGAACATAAGCACCAATGATACTATAAGTATGATTGGTCATAATCATAGGAATATTAGCCTTGCCCAACTTCAGTGTAAGAGTTCTGAAGGTAGAACGGATAGCCTGTGAACGGGTCATGTCCCGTACTTCCTTGCCTTCGCTTGTATCACGAATCTCTTTGCTCGTTGAAAGCATTCCAAGAGAATCCAATACAATCATTACAGGCTTACGCTTCTCGGCTGGTTCTTCGAGAATCTTATCAACAATGCTGATTGCTTGAAATCGAAAGTCTTCAATTGTTGCTACAGGGAATACTGCAACACGCTTAGGGTCAACTCCACGGGACTTAAACATATCAGAGGTCACAGCCTGTTCAGTGTCGAAGTACAGCACGACTCCTTCTTTGTTGTCTTGCAAGAACTTGGACACAACTCCAAGTGCAAAATATGTCTTTCCTGTCGCAGATTCTCCCGCAAGAGCAATGATCTTGTTACTGGCAATTCCCCCATAGAGGCTACCAGACACAAGAGCGTTGAAAACATATGAGCCTGTATCAACAAATCCATTTACATCTGCTTCGACCCCATCTTCCACAACCGATGCAAACTTATTACCAGAATTCTTAATGATTGAGTCCAAGTACCCCATTATCTACCTCTTTCTTCATTTTTTCAAATGTCACAATAAGACTGTTGTTTGTTTCCATAGCACCAAGAATAGCATTAACATGAAGCATACCCAAATGTTTTGATTTGAGTATTGTCTTGTGTTCATCGTGAAGACGAACACTCTTCTCCTTGAGAAGACCTAGCATATAATCTATTTGGTTTCCCGTCATCATTCGGTGATTCTCAACTTGTTAAGATTGTTGACATCTGCACCGAGAACATCACCAACATCAGGTGTAATAATCTTGGAGAAAGCCTTATCATATTCTCCCTTTAGTCTCTTCTGCGGAAGAACAGAGAAAGCAACAATCTTCTCAGGAATGTGAATTCCATCTTCGGGAATTTCAGCATAGGCAAGCCACGGAATCATAGAGAGATTTTGTAGACTAACAGGAACAAGAAGAAGGGCATCTTTGATTAGCCATCCCCCACCGTCCTTGCTACTGGCGACTTCAGCCTTGCAAATGATCTCTTCACCTGTTGTCAAACGAATGATACGAATATTGTCTTTAGCCATAGTATTTTCCTTTCATGGTATTACTGTATGTAGTCAAGATCACCCAAATAGTGATTCAAGAGAGTTTGTTTTTTCTGTCTGCCATCCTATCACATCAAGTATAGCCTTAAGAGGCTCAAGATATGCTTTTTCAAACTGAGTATCATAGTCAATATATCTTGAAAGCAAAAACTCCTGTGGAATTGTGCTTACAAAGGATATGACATTCTCACCGATAGGATTAGGTTTTTTCAAGTAACAATACTTGATCTTATCACCCTCGTTGATGATAGGATACTTCTTATCTATCCCATTCTTACGAAGGTGATGATTGTACAGAAGAGATCCACGCACTGCGATAGGGGTAGATTTTCTGTAAATTGAAGAGGGATCATGGTATTCCTTCAAGCCATTGCAAGAACGAGGAGAACTGATTTCCTCTGGTTTAAGCGTCTTGAATTTCTTCTTGAAATCTGCGATATATTGGATCGCATCTTCTTGTGTTCCATTCATAATAATGGAGATGCTCTCGGTTAGGGCATCACGAACCACACGGGGAGTGGAAGAGCGGGTTGTTTCGATACCCATGATCTTCATTTCGGGAGTCTTAAGCAGAACTCCGTCTTCTCCAATGAGAACATTGAGCATATACCGCTTCTTTGCAGTCCAAATGCCTTTGTTTGCAATAGCCTCACGCTTCATGTGCATCTTGTTCTCATACGCATTGGTCTTCTTTGCCAACTCGTCGTATTTCTTATCAATGAATGGCTGCACAAGTTCCCGTGAAACCCGTTCAAGATACTTTGCAATCTTTGTGTCATCGGTTTCGTTGGGCATCACACGCTGAACAAGGTTATCCAAACGGAGATAGATGGAGTCTGTATCGCTTGCCACAACATAATCATAATCACCAGTCTTGAAACTAGAATTAAGAAATGCGTTTAATTGCTCTTCAATCCAACGAATAGCCAACTGACCCGACACCGTGATTGCCTCTGCGAGATCAAGGTCATAATAACGGAAATACTCGTTGCCAACCGCACCGAATGCAGAGTTCAACTGAATCTTACGAACCAACTGAAAGTTATGATACTTGGAAATATCGTTCTCCAACTGCCGCTTTTCTGCCTTG